GATATTGTCGGCCGGATTAGATGCCGCAAACGCGCCATCAGCGCCAGAGGCGATATAACCAACCGAACCCCATGCATAGGAAGCATTGGCTACAGTTGTATGGGTCAGCAGGCCACGAGGCTTCTTGATGCCGTCGCCATTCAGGAATGCGTCGCCTTCCAACAAACCAAAAGTAACACCAGCCTCTTCGATCAGATCGGATTCGAGATTGTACTGTGAGTCTTCCATCAGATCGCTAGGAGCGTGCGGCTCAGCATACACGGTCTGAGGAATGATCTCAATTTCGGACCACTGAGGAGCATCAGTCTCTCCAGGCGCTTCCTCTTCAAGACCCATCCAGCCGCCAGACACGCCGCGGGTCTTCACAAGCTTTTTGTAGCTGCGCTCACCGATTGTGATAGATCCAGCGACATTTGCAAAGCTAGTCTGTGTGTCGGCCACACGATCAACCTCGCTGTCCAGCACGCTGTCAAGCAAGTATCCGCCATCAGGATCTGACAGACCAGACAAGGCTTTCTTCTGAAGCTCGTCCAGGTCGGCGCGCTTTTTACCAGTACGCATGTAGGATGCCAGAGCACTACGATACTCCATAACGTCCTTGGATACTTCCTTGCCATCAATGCCAGTAGTTGGGCGCTGCGCCTCAGCGATGGCAGCCTGCAAGCTCTTGAACTGCGCGGTTGCGTCATCGGAAATTTTCTTGAGCTTCTCCTCAAGATCAGCAGGAACGTGGCCACGCTCTTCCAGCGCCTTCAGGCGCAAGTCGTTGGCCTTGCGCTCTTCCTCGATTGCGCGGCCCTGAGCTTCTATGAGTTTTTTGATGTCATCAGACATTGTTAACCTCTCAATAAGTTGATATTACGTTGAATTGCCTCTGCCAACTCGGCATTGGCTTTCGCTTCTTTGTCGCCAGCATCTCGCAGGCCGCGCTTGATCACTGAGATCAACGACTTAGATTCCGCCCTAGACATCATATAAGCATCACGCAGATACGATTCTATTTCAGACAGACTCTGTAAATTCTCAATAGATTTGACATCGGTCACACCAGCCTCTCGGTTGGCAGGGAAAGTGACCAAGGATATCTCCCAAAGATCAACCTCTTGCAGGATGCGCTCCGGCTGACCCTCTCCTTCTCCGGCCTTCCACTTGGTGGGGATGTACCCAATTGACATCCCGGCGATTGCGGGGCGTGGCTGCATTTTTAGAAGTTTGTAATGGTCAATGCCTGCTTGCGTTTCTGCAAGCTTTGCGCTAAACTTCAAACCATAGTCATCCTCTTCAAGGTGAGTGAAGATGCCAAGCGGTTCAGCGCCAGATCTACCCATGCCATGCTGTGACAGGAACGCAGGCCAGCGCTCGCTGCTGTTTGCAAGCTCTACAGCTTTTGAGAATGCGCCCTTGACAACCGAGTCGCCATATGAGTCAATGGTATTGAAGACAGATCCATATCCCTCAAAGACCATGTCTCCGCCGGTATCAGAGAATGACTTGATCTCAAATTTACTGATAAACTTTCGTTGTAATTTCATTACTCTGATTCCTCGTAGAGTGCGTCACGATGTATAACCGCTATTCTAAAGAGCAGATCAATATCCTTGCGCAGCTCCTCCATGTCATCACTGGTATTAGAAAAAAGCCACGCAGTTGCGCGTATTGTTGACTCGATCAATCCAAGATCGTGGCATAGCCTTTCCCAAGTTTCATAATCATTACGCATGTGCGCGCATTTCCACGATCTAGCGAGCACTAGATATTCAATGGTATAATGATCTAAGTCATACATTACTCTGGTTCCCCTGAAGTATTTTCCTGCTGAGTCGCGTCGCTGTCATTTGGAGACCATAGAATATCACCACCCCCACCGATTGGATTCATGTCTTCAAGAGCGCGCGCCTCATTGGCTGTGATAATCTTTGCGTTCCTGAGTTGCACCATTCCAGCTACGCGATCCTTATATGCACCGCGCATAAGCCCTTGAACCACGTGCTTAAATTCATATCCGGCATCTTTCTGCGCATCTGTCAGCAACTGGCGGTCAAGCTCTTGCTCGATCATCTCATACCAAGGCCCAAGGGTATAGACAACATGCATGATCAAAAGTTGCTCTAAACTTGCAAAAGTTGCGGTTTTTCCGCCCTGGTATCCTATCATCGCCGGATTGACACCGAATGCCCGGCATATCTCTTCGACCTGCTGGTCGCGGATCTCTTTGAGCTGTGCCTGTTCTGGCGCATAGGATGTATGTTCGTATTTGAGGCCACCCCATAGAATGGTTTTCCTGAACGCCGAGTTCTGCCGCTCTTCCATTTCTTTGAGCGTGTCAATCAATGCCTGGCGCTCTGTCTCTTTTAACTCCTCGACATCTGTTGTATAATGTCCACTTGCTGCGCCACCATTCTGGAAGAACTTGCTGGCATGCGTATCTGTCGCCATGGTAAGGCCGATTGCATCGCGTGCATACTGAGTGACTGGCATTGTGGTGATGCCGTCCATCGTATCGCCCTGAATATACAAAACCTTTTCTGGTGGGACTTGCCTCCAGCCGCCATCAAGAAACATCTTGTAGACCGGCCGCCATGATGTCCCCTCGACCTCAAACAGGTCTGGATGTACTGGCAGCAGCTCAATGATCTCATCGCCGACACGGTTGACGTACGCCGCGAACTTGCCAGTCAATGCAAGATGCATTCCAATCATATGCCGAAAGCGGTAAGCGGTCTGAAATTTGTTTGGCTGGCGATACAAGAGGCGGCCCAGCCCGGTAGTTTCGGCGGTCTTACCGCCATCAGGAGTTGGCTTGAAAAGCTTTAGTGGAACCTGAGCAGTGCCTTTAGCGTACACGCGAGCGCATGCCAGCACAGATACAACACCCATAGCCGTTTCAAGCGAGACGGTCATGCCGGACTCTGAGATATTTGATAGGCCAATAGCTGCCGCCAGCTGAGATGGCGTTGTAATCTCGCGGCGCGATGAAGAGCTTTTTCTGAATAACTTTCCTAAGCCTAAGAAACTCATATATATATGACCTATATCAATGATATAAAAACGCGATTGCCGCCCTTGCCGTCATGTGCGTGCTTGATCGATGTGCCTATAGCCATCGCTGCCGCTAACATCCCATCGATCCTTCCCCAGCCTTTTGTCTTGTCAAGCTTTCTGTTGCCAGCAGGATCAGATACGGTAACAGCATTTGACGCACACCATCTAAGAACCGGGTTACTATTATGAGTCATCTCACCTTCAAGCAATCGACGTTCAAACTCTTCGATAGCTGGACTCAAGTCTACAAAACCCTGTCCGTATTTGATCAGCATATCATCAATGCCAGCTGACTCGGCCTCAGACAGCTCATCATCATTCTGGATAGCGGTCACCATATCATCGATACGAAACCGATCAAACCCGATCTTTATGACATCATACTTCTTAATAAGTTCAACAGTGTGCTGCACTAAATACTTTCTATTGAGCGCTTTACCTGGTGGCGCGAAGATCTCTCCACGCTCTGCCCATGTGTCATAAGGCACGCGGTCTGTCTTGCGTCTATCCACCATCGTGTCACGCGGTGTCCAGTGCCAGACAAGAAGGCGCCATTTCGGATCCTGCCGTGTCGGCTCGAACACCAGAGCAAGCGCAGTCAAGTCCAGCGTGCTACCCAGGTCAAGACCGCCATAGCATCGCCGCCCTTCCAGCTTCTCTATCGGGTAGTCTTCCTCTGTCTCTGCCCATAGCTCGGCACTGATAAATGGACTATCACTTGCCACCCATTGGCAGAAATTAAGGCGCTTGACATAGGCAAGCTTTGACGGGATGCCCTTGCCTGCCGCTACCTGATCCCTGATGTACTTATATCCCGGTATCGGTATCTCTGCATCCAGCGTTGGGTTTGCCTTGATCCAGCACGACTCATCCTCAAGCGGGTCGTCATCCTCATCCATTGCACAGACGTAGCCGAAGAAGCTGTCATCTTCCAGCGACCCATTGGAAACCTTAATGCCGTAATCATGGTATTCGCCGCACACAGTCTGAAGCGACTGGCCACTGTTGGTGATCATCAATACAAGCGCCTGCTTATGGGACTTTGTCCCGGCACGCATCATCTCTACCATCGTGTTGTCTTTGTGCTCATGCACCTCATCAAGTGCAGCCATATGCACGCGCGTACCGGACTGTCCGTCACCGGATGATATTGCGCGGAAAAATCCATCGTTCGACAGGTTTGCTATGTTCCATTCCTTGCCATAACCACCTGATAGCGTAAGCTTTTTCATCAATGCCGGACTCTGTCTCACCATTGCAACCGCGTCACGAAACATTATCATGGCCTGTTCGCGCTTGGTGGCAGCAGCGTAAATCTCAGGCCGGCTCTCGCCGTCAGCGGTCAATCCATATAGGCAGATGCCACCAACTAGCGGCGACTTCCCGGAGCCCTTCGCGGTCTCGATATACGCCATCCTGAAGCGGCGGTAGCCAGTCTCAGCATCCACCCACCCGAACAGGCTTCCCAATATGAATGCCTGCCACGGCTCAGGAACGAACGGCACGCCCTCGAAGTCACCGCCGTTCAGCATCAAGACCTTTTCAAAATACTTGATAACGCGGCTGGCCTTATTGACATCGAACACATAGCCACGCTCTCCTGCCTGCTCCAAGTCTTTCAGATGCCGACGACAGGCAGCCCTAACGTGCGGACCGGCAACAATCGCGCCGGCCACAACGTCTTTAGCATACTGTGTGCATCTGTCTTCCATTAATCAAAAAAATCCTCTGGATCCTCTTCCTCTCCTGGCTTGGTATCGCCGCCATCCGGGTCGCCATCATCCTGCCTGGAGATCGTGACAGCCCTCCTTGCCGACGGCGTCAGGCCAAACTCGTGCAAGTATCCCACCATCTGACTATTGTATTTATTGGCTATGCTCACCATTGGGTCAATGGCCTGGGCGCCGGAGTCGTACGTCTGCACCATACCGGCCGGACCACGCTCTTGTAGTACAGCCTCAGCCTCTGCCCATCGCTGATAGCTGATGCAGTAAGCAGCTACGGCCGCCCTGTCAAGAAGGGTGATAAGCCCATACTGTTTCAATACCCTTGTGATCCTGCGCCACTCACGCAGCGCAAGACCCGTTACATACGAGGGAGCGCTCGGAATCCTGATATCAACCGCATTGGCTTCTTGCTCAAGTGTGGCTTGCTTGCCGGCCTGCTTGTTGCCTTTAAGCAACAGCAGTTTAGCCGGTGTCGGTTTTGGTCCTCGCGCTCCCATCGTATCAGTCTCCTTTAGCTAGGGTTAAGCTCTTCAGCATACAGATTATCATAGTAATTATCTGGGTCATCATCCAGAACCACCACATCATATGCACGCCAAGTGCCGGACCCATCAAGGGCAAGCCCTTCGTATCTGCGTCCCAAGGCAGTGTGTCTGTACCCTGACACATATGCAGCAACGCCGAATTCATCTGCACATATTTTTCCAACCAGGTCTGCATTCTCTTCTGGTATATACATTATCGTTTTCTCTCCAATCGTCTATGTTTTTTGTGTGTCTACGGCCTGCTGGCCGCTTCGTTTAGCATGACATTATATGTCACGCCCCCTCTAAGTTATTGTTTTTATTGAAATCAGTTTGACCCCCTATACCTCAAAACCCATTTTTGAAAAAAGAAATG